ATTGCCAAGAAAGTAAGAAAGTATAGGACATAGTATGGCTTGGTATTTACCTACAAGTGAACTCTACACTGGCGAAACTCATGTACTTGCGGGTACTACCTACAGCGGAAAGACGAGGACTCCAGACTCTCGCCGCTTAGTGGAGGGGCCAGAGCCCACTCGTTCTCGCGGCTCCAAGGGGCGACTAAAGGCTGATGATCCCTCCACGCCAGACGTTAACGAGGCTTATTCTAAGCCAAAACCTAAGGCAAAAAAGAAATGAGCGAATTACACAAGTCCCTGCTAAAGCAATACAAGTCACTCGAGCGGCAGCTAACCAGCATGGAGAGTGGAATTGAACGCGTGGAAGACAAGAAGGGTGCATCCCTTTTGAAAAAGTCTTTACGCTGGTACACAAATAAGATGGCTGATCTTGGCGATAGCTTGAACCAAGCCAATCCTCATTACAAAAAGATCGAGAAGAAACTCAATAGCGTTGCTGATAGACTTGATACAGAGTCCCAACGGATCAGCCGAGCGCAGTCAAAGTAATGAGTTTTATAAGCACACTAAAGCCGATGGAGCTTACTCTTCTTCGCAACATCGTGAGGAAAACAGAGTTTGCTTATGTTGAGCAAAAGCAGGGTAAGTCTTTCGTAACTGACGCAATGTGCGATCAATTGATTGAAAGCATTGGTCCAGAGGTTATAGAGCGAATGATTAGATTTGGTGTAGATAAAGGTCTCCGCTAGTGGCTAATTTTAAATACAAGCCAGATGGTAAAGTTCTCAAGGACTTTATGAAAGACGATACCTTTTTTCGTGGCATTAGGGGGCCGGTAGGGAGTGGCAAGAGTGTTGGATGTTGTGTCGAGGTTTTTCGTAGGGCGCTTCAACAAGAGAAAGGACCAGACGGATTACGAAAATCCAGATGGGCCATCATTCGGAATACAAACCCACAGCTACGAACTACAACTATTAAAACATGGCTTGACTGGTTTCCTGAATCTGAATGGGGAAGGTTCACATGGTCAGTCCCATACACCCACAACATCAAGCGAGGAGAAGTCCAGCTTGAAGTAATCTTCCTTGCTCTTGACCGTCCCGAAGATGTTAAGAAACTCTTGTCCCTCGAGTTAACTGGTATCTGGATCAATGAAGCAAGGGAGATACCCAAGAGTATTATTGACGCTTGCACCATGCGAGTGGGTCGCTACCCCTCTATGCGTGATGGTGGGCCAAGTTGGACAGGTGTTATTGCAGATACTAACGCACCAGAAGAGGACCACTGGTGGCCCATTATGTCTGGCGAAGTTCCTATTCCAGATCATATACCAAGAGATCAAGCTAAGATGTTAGTGAAGCCTGACAACTGGCAGTTCTTCACTCAACCCGCAGCTATGAGCGAACAGAAAGATGATGAAGGCGAAATCCAAGGGTATAAGCCTAACGAATCCGCAGAGAATAGAAGTCATATGCTTAAGGGCTATTACCCAAATCTTGTGCAGGGTAAAACAAAAAGCTGGATTGATGTATATGTAATGAATAAACTTGGCACCATCCAAGACGGGAAGCCTATATATCCAATGTTTGCTCAAGATGTTCATGTGGCAAAAGAAGAAATACCAGTAGCATCTGGGGCTCCACTCTATGTTGGGCTCGACTTTGGGCTTACTCCAGCGGCGACAATAGGCCAAAAGGTTCGAGGCAGATGGTTAGTACAAGCTGAAATCGTTGCATTTGATATGGGCATTGTTCGGTTCGCAGAAGTTTTGCGTGAAGAAATCGCCACACGTTTCTCAGAGGCTTCAGACGTATATATCTACGGTGATCCCGCTGGTGACTTTAGAGCGCAGACTGATGAATCAACTCCTTTCCACATTCTGCGCGGGGCTGGCTTGAGGGCGTTCCCTGCTCCCTCCAACTCTGTTGACCTTCGCCTTGAGTCAGTTTCCTCCCAACTGAACAAAATGGTGGATGGGAAGCCAGCCTTCTTAATAGACAGAAGGTGCCAACAACTTATCAAGGGGTTCGAGGGCGGCTATCAGTACAAGCGTATGGAAGTCAGCGGGGAAAGATATGCTGATAAGCCAGACAAGAATATGTATTCGCACATCCATGATGCGCTACAGTATATGCTGTTGGGCGCTGGTGAGGGTAGAGCCCTTATGACCAATCAAAGACCCGCCCAAGTTTCCAATGGGAAATCATCGTTTAACCTCTTTGACAGGGGCAAGACAAAGAAGAAACCTAGCGTATGGTCTTTTGTGCGTTGAAAAAATATTCATTCTGTGCTTTGGAATGGACAAAGAGGATTTTGTTATGTGCGTAAAAGAAACTACAGCATCAAAAGAAAGCAGCAGCAAAGATAGCAAATTGCCTGTTGTTATTAAGAATCTCAAGACTGACATCACCATGGGTGCAAGAACTATTGGTCAGAGCTTTGAGAAGTCTGAAAAAACTCTTAAAGAAGCTGGGTACTCTGACGCTGCGATAAAAGATTATATAGATAGAACAAAAGAAACTATTGAAAGAAACAAGCCCAAAGAGGGTCATCCTACTGATGATGATGATGCGAATTGGAGAAAGAAAGCAAAAACAACTGCTACTGACACTACTAGCACCACAACTACTAGCACTGACACAACAACAGATACTACTGGCACGGGAACAACTGAGCGTGACAAGGATATAGGCACTGGATCAAATGCGGCTGGGGCGACTTCCGTAACCGCTGAATCAATATATACACGCGATCCCGAAGAGGCCATTAGCGATCAAGAAAGATTGGCGCAAGCAGAGCTTAGGCGGCAGCGCGAAGCTAGAGCAATTAGTAAGGCTAGCAGATTAAGAACAAAACTTGAAAGTAGGCAAAAGGTTGGGCCACAAGGTCGCCGTGGTGGTCGTGGTCGTAGATCATTAATGACAGGTTCTCGCGGTGGGATCGGATATTATAGTAGGTTTAAATCATGAATGATCCTAAAAAATACCTAGAGAGATATGAGAAAGCAAAATCACATCGTGAAAACTTTGTTGATTTGTTTGAGGAATGTTATGAGTACGCCTTACCTCAGCGTGAGTCGTTCTACTATGAAACTCCTGGGCAGCGTCGAGACGATAAGATATTTGATGAAACGGCTGTTGTTGGTGTCCAAGAGTTTGCATCACGCTTGCAATCAGGTCTAGTTCCTAACTTTGCGCGTTGGGCTGACTTAGCCGCTGGGTCTGAGATACCCCCAGAAGAACGGGACATGGTAGACAACGATCTTGATGAAGTTACTGAATATGTATTCGAGATCCTTCAGAACTCTAACTTTGGACAAGAGGTTCACGAATCCTTTATGGACTTGGCAGTTGGCACTGGAATTCTCTGCGTTGAAGAGGGCGATGCGCTAAACCCCATAGTTTTTTCAGCAGTACCATTGCCCCATGTAGTGCTGGATACTGGCGCAGATGATAAGATAGATCATGTATTTCGTGAGCGTAAACACTTCCGGAACTCAGACCTAGAGTATACATATCCCAAGGGAACATTTGATCCACAAGTTAAGCAAAGAATGAAGCGAGACCCCGAGGGCAAGTGTACCTTGCTTGAGGTTGTTTGCAAAGATTACTCTAAAAGAAATGAAGAGGCTTATCTTTACTACGTTATAGATATGACAACCAAGACTTACATCATGCAAGAAGAGTTTAAAGGCGTGGGCTCCAACCCTTACGTTTGCTTCCGCTGGTCTAAGTGTGCTGGTGAAGTCTATGGTCGCGGCCCTTTAATCAATGCACTGTCAGCGATTAAGACTACCAACCTAACAATTCAGTTAATCCTTGAAAATGCGCAGATGGCTATTTCTGGCATTTACCAAATGGATGATGATGGCATCATTAACCCAGATACTATTAACTTAGTGCCAGGTACTATTATCCCTAAGTCTCCACAGTCCGTTGGCCTACAGCCAGTTCAAGCTGCGGGTCGCTTTGATGTTGCTGACATTGTTTTAAGTGACATGAGGCTTAATATTAAACGTGCTTTATATAATGATATGCTTGGCAACCCAGATAGAACCCCAGCTTCTGCCACTGAAGTAGCTGAGAGAATGTCAGACTTGTCGCGGCGTATTGGCTCTGCCTTTGGTAGACTTCAAGCAGAGTTGGTTCAGCCAGTATTGCAGCGCGTTATTCACATTCTAAAGAAGCAAGGTCGCCTTGAAATACCAACAGTCAATGGTCGTGAAGTAAAAGTAAGATCAATTTCGCCACTGGCACAAGCTCAATCCAACCAAGACATTACTTCAGTCTCTAGATTCTTGGAGCTTGTAAACGGATTCTTTGGCCCAGATACAACTAATCTTTTGATAGACTCTGAGGAAACGGCTGTATTTCTTGCGAAAAAATTTGGTGTGCCTGAGACCTTGATTCGTGATGCGGAAGAGCGTAAACAGGTAATTGCAATGATGCAGCAAATGCAACAGATGCAGCAAGAGCAACAAACCGCAGGGCCACAGATTGCCGCAGAATAGTTACATTGGGTTAGATGGGATACATCGAACCAAAGCAGAAGAAGATAAGACCAGCCTGAATATAGCTTCTTTGTTTTCGGAGCCTACGGGGCAGGCGGTCTTAAAATACTTGCGAAGTATTACAATTGAAATGGTTGGTGGCCCTGAGATTAGTGATGCAACACTGCGCCATCTTGAGGGCCAGCGACACATAGTCGGCCTTATAGAGCGCCATGTTCAGAGAGGGCATAACATCAAATGAGTGAAGAGGTAGAAGCAGAAGCAGAAGCTCCCCCAGCGGAAGAGCGGGATTTTGTTGTAGCTGAAGACACA